CGCAGTGAGCACGAGCGCATGCTGTGGGGCTTGGGACTGTCAGGTAACGCGTTCAAGAAGGTGTACTACGACCCGTCGCTGGAACGTCAGGTCTCTATCTTCGTCCCGGCTGAAGATGTGGTGGTGCCTTACGGCTCAGAGAATTTGCAAAACGCGCCTCGTGTAACCCACGTGATGCGTAAGACCGAGAATGAGCTAAAGAAACTCATGGTAGGTGGCTTCTATCGTGATGTTGATTTAGGTGACCCAGTCAATACGTTGGATGACGTTGAGAAGAAGATAGCTGAGAAGATGGGCTTTCGTGCAACCACGGATGACCGCTATAAGCTACTTGAAGTACAGGTCAACCTAAACCTCAAAGGCTACGAAGACCCAGACGACATCGCGCTACCGTACATCGTCACAGTTGAGAAAGGCACCGCTAAAGTGCTGGCGATCCGTCGTAACTATGAGCCAGATGACGACACCAAACAGAAGCGCACTCACTTCGTTCACTACGGCTACATCCCGGGTTTTGGCTTCTACTACTTTGGCCTGATCCACCTGATCGGTGCGTACGCTAAGAGCGGTACTTCTATTCTGCGTCAGTTGGTTGACTCGGGTACGCTGTCTAACCTGCCGGGCGGTCTGAAGACTAAAGGCATGCGTACTAAGGGTGACGATACACCTATCGCTCCGGGTGAGTTCCGTGATGTGGATGTGGCGTCTGGCACCATACGCGACAACATTATGATGCTCCCATACAAGGAGCCGTCGCTGGTCTTGAAGCAGTTGATGGACCAGATCGTGGATGAGGGCCGTCGCTTCGCGGCTGCTGCTGATCTACAGGTGTCCGACATGTCGGCGCAGGCTCCTGTTGGAACGACACTAGCACTGCTGGAGCGTCAACTGAAAGTGATGTCGGCTGTTCAGGCTCGCATCCACTTCGCGATGAAGCAGGAGTTCAAGCTTCTGAAGAACATCATCGCAGCTTATGCTCCGACTGAGTACAGTTACGAGCCAGAAGAAGGCCCACGTCGCGCACGTCAACAAGACTACGAGAATGTCGATGTGATTCCGGTGTCGGACCCGAACGCTGCAACGATGAGTCAGAAGGTCGTGCAGTACCAAGCGGTCATGCAGATGGCGCAGGCCAATCCGCAAATCTATGACATGGTCGAGCTGAACAAGCAGATGTTGGAAGTCTTGGGCATCAAGAACATCCACAAGCTTGTCCCCGGTTCGGAAGATCAGAAACCAAAAGACCCGGTCTCGGAGAACATGGCGGTTCTGAACATGAAGCCGGTCAAGGCGTTCTTGTATCAGGATCATGAAGCCCATATTCAAGTGCACGTATCGGCAATGCAAGACCCAAAGATCGCGCAGTTGGTGGGCCAAAACCCGCAGGCTCCGATGATTATGGCGGCGATGCAAGCTCATATTGCGGAACACGTTGCATTCGAGTACCGCAAACAGATCGAAGAGCAGTTGGGTGTGCCGCTGGATATTCCTGATTACGAGGAAGGCGACACGATTCCGGAGGAGATGGAAGTTGAGATCAGCCGCATGATGGCGATGGCGGCAGGTAAGTTGTTACAGAAGGATCAAGCCGAAGCTGCACAACAGCAGGCACAACAAACCGCGCAAGACCCGATTGTCCAGATGCAGCAGAAAGAACTGGAACTCAAGGAACGTGAAGTTGGTATCAAGGAGCAGAAACTGCAACTGGATGCTACGACACAAGGGGAAAGAGCTGAGATCGAGCGCGAGCGTATCGCTGCACAACAGATGATCGCGGGGCTACAGGTAGCCGCCAAGACTTCCCACGCGCAACAAGAGCTTAACTCTAAGATGGAAGCCGAAGGCGTTCGACTTGGCTTGCAAGCAACCAAGGATCGTAGGGAAGCAGTACGCCCTGCACAAAACCCTAAACCAAAGGAGTAATCAGTGGACAAGACACTGGAGATCATCAAGGAAAAAATTAACGACAAACAGGCTCAACTTGCCCACGCTATGGGTGAGGGGGCCGCAAAGGATTACGCAGAGTACCGCGCAATCTGCGGGGAGATACGGGGTCTATCCATCGCAGAAGGTTTTATCTTAGACCTTGCAGACCAAATGGAGCGTTACAACGATGAGTGAAATACTGATCGCTACAGAAAGCGGTGAAGTACCACAGACAGCAGAAGAGAAAGCCAAACAATTACCACAACCTTCGGGGTATCACATCCTCGTTGCGTTGCCGGAAATTGAGGATTCGTACGAGAGCGGGTTGATTAAAGCAGACCAAACTCGGCATTTCGAAGAAGTACTAGCTACGGTGTTTTTTGTTGTGGCGCTAGGTCCGGATTGCTACAAAGACGAAAAGCGTTTCCCAAGTGGCCCGTGGTGTAAGCCGGGGGATTTCATTTTGGCTCGTCCTAATAGCGGCACCCGCCTAAAGATTCATGGCAAAGAGTTCCGCATGATTAACGACGACACAGTGGAAGCTGTTGTTCAAGACCCCCGTGGCATTCGTCGCGCATAAGGAGAAGTGAATGGAAAAAGTTGAATTTGAGTTTCCCGATGAAAAGGAAGCCAAGCAGGGCGGTAAGGTAGAAGCTGCGAAAGATGATTTCCAGCTCGAAGTAGAGGACGATACCCCGGAAGAGGATCGTGGTCGGGAGCCGTTACCCAAACACATCGTTGAAGAGCTTGAGCAAGACGAACTGGAGGACTACTCCGAGAAAGTCAAAATCCGCCTCAAGCAGATGAAAAAGGTGTACCACGACGAGCGTCGGGAGAAAGATCAAGCCCTTCGCGAGCGGCAGGCTGCGGAAGACTTAGCAAAAAGAATACTTGAGGAAAATCGTGTCCTTAAAGGAAAGCTTTCTGCGGGTGAGAAGTCCTACATTGAAACTTACCAGTCCGCTGCGGAGTTGGAGTTGGATTCCGCCAAACGGGCGTACCGGGAAGCCTATGATGCCGGGGATACAGATAAGTTAATAGAAGCGCAAGAACGGCTGAATTCCGCTCAATTTAAGTTGCAAAGAGCAAAAGAATACGTGCCTTCTTTACAATTTGACGAAAAAGAGGTACAAAGTAGTCCAGAAGTCCCAGTGGCTCGTCCTGACCCAAGGGCAGTTGCGTGGCAAGAGCGCAATACTTGGTTCGGTCAAGACGAGGAGATGACTAGTCTTGCACTTGGGCTACACCAAAAGCTAGTCAAACAGTACGGTAATCAGTACACGTCCACCGACGAATACTGGCAGAAGATTGACGGAACCATGCGTCAACGCTTCCCGGACTACTTCCAAGATTCTACGCAGCAGGAATCTAAACCTGTCTCGCGCACAGAAAAACCGTCCACGGTCGTTGCACCTGCAACCCGCAGCACGTCATCCAAAAAGATAACGCTGAAGCAGTCGCAGTTGAACATTGCCAAACGGCTGGGTCTCAGCCCTGAGCAATACGCCCGTGAACTTATGAGAATGGAGGCCAACAATGGCTGAAAACAAACTTACCCGTGAACTTGAAACTCGTGCCGTGCAGGAACGCCCTAAGCAGTGGGCTCCCCCTGAGCTTCTCCCTGAACCAGATAAGCAACCCGGTTTCGCGTACAGATGGATTCGCGTTTCGACTTTGAACAACGCTGACCCACGTAACCTTTCCGCAAAGCTGCGTGAGGGTTGGGAGCCGGTCAAGATCGAAGAGCAACCAAAATTTCAACTGCTAATCGACCCGAATAGTCGCTTTAAGGACAACATCGAGGTCGGTGGGTTGTTGCTTTGCAAGACTCCGCAGGAGCTGGTGGATCAGCGTAATGGCTACTATCAGCAACAGTCCGAAGGACAGATGGAGTCTGTAGACAACAGCCTGATGCGCCAAAACGACCCAAGAATGCCTCTTTTCTCTGAGAAGAAGTCTTCTACGTCGTTCGGTAAAGGTGGTTAATTTTTAACTTTGGAGCTAAACATGGCTTATCCGACTGTATCGGCCCCCTACGGGCTAAAGCCGATCAATTTGATCGGCGGTCAGGTGTTCGCGGGCCAAACTCGTGAACTCCCGATTGCAAGCAACTACAACACTTCGATTTACAACGGCGATATCGTTCGTATTTCGGGTGCTGTTATTGTTAAGGAAGCAGGTACTACGACTGTCTCGGCAACGGGTATCGTAGGTGTATTCCTTGGTTGCAGCTACACCAGCCCAGCTACGGGTCAGAAGTTGTTTTCCAACTACTACCCAGCTAATACGGTTGCTTCGGATATTCTGGCTTACGTAGCAGATGATCCTGACCAACTGTTTAAAGTCGCTGTTACTGGCGGCGCGACCTCGTCCACGATCACCCCAATCTCGGGTTCGATCATTGGTGACAACTTGGCAATTTCGCAGCCTTCGACGAACACCACCATTTCGGGTAACTCGAACATTGGTGCGTACGACTCTGGCTCGAACACTGACCAGTCGCTGCCGCTGCGTGTCGTTGACGTGGTTCCTGAAACCGCCAACGCTAGTGGCAACTTTAGCGAAGTGATTGTTAAGTGGAACGCGCCTTATACAGTGTCTACTTACGTTGCTGGCCCTCCTATTTCGGTTACTACAGCCGTTACTGGTGGTCATTCATATCTCAACCCGACTGGTCAAGCCAGCGTATAAGGGAGCTAAATCATGGCTATTTCACGCGCACAACTACTGAAAGAGCTGCTCCCCGGCCTGAACGCACTGTTCGGCATGGAGTACGCTCGCTACGGCGAAGAGCACAAGGAAATCTACGAAACCGAGACTTCCGAGCGTTCTTTCGAAGAAGAAACCAAACTGTCTGGCTTCAGTGCCGCACCGGTTAAGAACGAAGGTTCTGCAATCGCGTACGACAACGGTCAGGAAGCTTGGACTGCTCGATACAACCACGAAACCATCGCACTGGGTTTCTCGCTGACCGAAGAGGCCATCGAAGATAACCTGTATGACAGCCTGTCGGCCCGTTATACCAAGGCGCTGGCTCGTGCTATGGCCTACACCAAGCAGGTCAAAGCAGCATCGGTCCTGAACAACGGCTTCACCAACTCCGCTCAGTACTACGGCGGCGACGGCGTACCTCTGTTCTCGGCTTCGCACCCGCTGGTTTCTGGTGGCACTAACTCGAATATCCCTTCGACACCTGCCGACCTGAACGAAACCTCGTTGGAAAACGCAGTGATTCAGATCGCTGCTTGGACTGACGAACGTGGCCTGCTGATCGCAGCTAAGCCACGTAAGCTGGTCGTTCCTCCTGCTCTCCAGTTCGTTGCTACTCGTCTGTTGGAAACCGAACTCCGCGTCGGCACCAATGACAACGACATCAACGCTCTGAAGAACAACGGCTCGATCCCAGAAGGCCATACGATCAACCACTTCTTGACCGACACGAACGCATGGTTCCTGACCACTGACGTTCCAAACGGCATGAAGCACTTTGTTCGTACCCCGCTGGCTCAGTCGATGGACGGTGACTTTGATACCGGTAACGTCCGTTACAAGTCTCGTGAGCGTTACTCGTTCGGCTGGTCTGATCCGCTGGGCATGTACGGCTCGCAAGGAGCGT